TTAGAGTATTGACGATTTAAACTATAGGTATTCATCGCGATGTCTCCCAGCTATTTTGAAGTAGAACTTGAGCAAGATGCTTATGGTTCTGCCATCCTGCCTTTGCCGGATGAGCTTTGTCACGACATGGCTCTACAACCAAACGAACGTTTTGATGTAGAGGTTGAAAACGGGACAATTATTTTCAAAAGACTCGAAGCTGGTTACGATATTGATCAGTAGACCTTTTTAACAGAATGGGCGATAGTGCTAAATCTCAACTTGACTCTATCCTCAAATCGGTAGTTTCACGCGATAGTACAGGCCCTGCGGACACCATGCTGGTGAGCGCACACCTTTCCCAAATGAAAATGTTTGGGATCAGGCAGGGCGTCGAGTTTTATCCGCTGCAGGATAACTTTGGTACGCAGCGATACGATTTTATTCAGCAAGTAATTAAGTTCAATCGTCTCGATGCACGGCTCGACTCTATCTGGGAACGTTTCCTGGCTTACGGTAAAGGACTGTTCTATATCCGACCGACTGAGAAAACTTATCGTATTTACTGGTTTGATCGCGATTCTTATCGTGCTTACTACTCTCCCGAAGGTGACCTAGAAGAAGTCATCATTATCTATCCTTATAAAGTCAAAACGTCGAAAGGTTTCAGTGGCGTTGGCCTGAATACAAATAAGCGGTACATGCGTCTTCGTATTACTGCCGAGGAGATTGAGGAATACCATAGCGAACAAGAGATCTCGTTTGATAACGAGGCAATGGACTTCCCCTTCACTGACAAGAAGGTGGTGAAAAATAGCATGGAGTTCATTCCATGTGTCGAGGTTCTAAATAACCCTGATGCCTTCGGTACTGAAGGTGCCGGTGAATTCGACATGATGGCCAACCAAATCATCGCTCACGATGAGATGGTGAAGAACATCAGGGCCAACCTTTCTTTCTTCGGCAACCCGACGTTACTATCATCTCGTCCAAAGCAAGACATTGTTGAGTACGACTCGAGTGATCCAGCGCAGCGGCCAAGTATTTCAAGTCAGTCAGGTTTTCAGTCAGATTTCTTTCTTTCAAGCTCGACCTTTAAGCAAGACAATGTCACTCGTGATTCTCCTGGATACAATGGCAAACCTGGGTCAGGCATGCGTGTTCCGCGTGTCATTGCGAACCTAGAACCTACTGATCGGGTCGGCTTTATTACGCCGAACGCAGTCAGCACGGATCAAGCTCGATTCGCTGAACAACTGCGCAGTGAGATTCGATTAGCTCTTGGTGGTATTGATGATCTCAGTATTACCAACGTCACTGCCACTGAGTACAAATCGGCTTACGGTCGAGTCAGTGCTACAGCCAAGAAGAAATGCTTACAGCTGTACACCTATGGCATCAACCGCTGTCTCGAGCTAATTATCTTTCAAGAAGAACAGATTTTCCGTAAGTCGATGGCTTACGAGAGCGGGATTAAATATCCCGTTTTACCTGAAGAGGTTGACGAAAAAGCACTTGAAAAATACGAAAAATCAAAAGCTCGTTACGAGAAAAAACTTCAAGCTGCAATTGACGCAGCAATTGAAAATCAGGAACTACCTTCAGGAGTTCTTGGTTTAGCCCCGGACGGTGACAGAACTGTTCTCTGGCGTTGGCTTGGGCCTGTGTACGAAGATACAACACAGGATAAACTCAACCAGTCTATTTTCACCAGAAACTTGCAAGAGTTAGGTGTTGATAGCATTGAAGCACTGAAGTATCTATTCCCTTCTAAAACGGATGACGAAATCGCGGGCATGCTCTCCGGTTTCCCATTCCGTGTGGTAGGGGAAGTACAGAGGGCTTACTCCACATTTATTGATCTTATAAATCAAGAAATGCGGACACCACATCCGCAGCAACCGAATCTTCCGATGGCTGCGGATCCGAGATTAGATCTCACCCCCTTCCTTTATCGCACTCTCGAAAGCCTACAAAAAGAGGTAACTTATGCAGGCCGATACCGTAATGCCGACCCAATCGGCACCCCAAACATCCCCGACCCAACCGACCAGCTACGCGGCTCCGGTAGCGCAGACGGCGGCACAGGCTCCGGTGGTTTCTACGAATACCCAATGGGTGGCGCCATACCAGCAAATGACGGCCCCAGCCCCGCAAATGCCGGCCCAGATGGCAGCGCAAATGCCGGCCTCAGTCCCTACTCAGTCCGTGCCCCAGGCGTACCAGGGGACCCCACAAGCGGAGAACCCTTATCGGGAAGCGTTCAACAAGGTGGTCGGGCTCCTGAGTTCGCCCGTCCAATTCCCAACCCTGGGTCAACAATCGACTCAGACTCCGGGAATCGACCCGGCCAGCTACGGTTCCCAACAGGCTCCCCAATTCAGCAGCCTGGGGATGCAGACCTCTTCGCCTTCGATCAACAACAACCAGGCATTCTCCAACGACTCTTCCCTAACTTCTCTGGAGATCAGCCCGGACCAGCTCCGAGCAAACGGAGTAAGCGAAGCAAGTCTTGAGATCATTGACCACTTTGGTGCTGATGTCCCCAAGGTTCTGAATGATTATGCCTGCTCAGTTGAGGATTCTCTAATCCAGACCAATCAGCAGCTGATCCAAGCTTGTGAACTCCTACAGGAGCTCTCTAACGAGCACAAGGCTTATGAAGCCATCCTGACTGACCCCGACGTGCTCGCTGACTACACCTGTGAGTTCTTTGGCGAGAATGGCCCTCATCCTATCCCTGATGAAGCCGCTCCTGTCATGCCTCAAGGTGCTCGGCAAGTAGGCCAGCAGTATCAGCAGCAAGCTGCTCCTGCCCGTCCTCAGATGCCCATCCCTCCCCAGCCTCAAGCAGCCGCTAACGCTGGTGACTTCTGGAACAGCTTCGGCAACCTAGCCGATCGTGACCCCTCTAACGCCTGGCGTTACCTGAACTCTGCTCAGCAGAATCCTGAGGTGTTCCGCAACAAACTCCTGGTGATGGAGTGATCCCTAGACTTCACTAAGTCTAAAATAGGGGGTAGGAAACTGCCCCTAATTTTTTATCAAGTTATGGCAAAAAAAAAGGCAGGAGCAAGAGAAAAGGCTGATCAATTTTTGGAGGCGATCGGTACTGCAGGTGGCCCGATTGGTGCTCCCGGTCTTGTTCAGTTTGGTGCTGGCGACACTGCACGTCAGATCATGGCTGGCAATACCGATGAATATGCGCCTATCCGCATGCAAGACATGCAGACGCAGGTTGGTAATCCAAATGCTCCTCAGCCCAGGATGCCACGTGATTTGGATAACTCTTATCTCAAACTCAATCTCCCTGGTTCTCCCCTTCCTCGCAATGGTCTATTTGTCCCTGGAATGTTGAGCTCCGCTGAGATGGTGCAAAATCAAATCGGTATTGAGCAGCAATATCAAATGATGCAGATGATGCCTGCAACGGGTCAACTCCCTCTTGGTTACCCTCCTATGCCTATTCAAAAAGCTAAGAAATGATGGACTCTAGTAAAGCTAAAAAAGCAGTTAGTAAAGCCATGATGGCAAAGGCAGTTCTAGAAGCTGCAGCGCAGCAAGCAGCTGCCGAGGGTCCTATCAACCCTGAGATTCAAGCGATGAGCCCAGATCTTCAGCCCATTGATGGCTATGTGAATCCAATGGGGCGCATGGGCACTGTTCCTCCTACACAGTATTCACCTGGGAATATGGTTGGCGGCAACCGTATGATGCAGTTTGTTAATCCGGAATCGATGTGATGGGAAAAGGTTTTACTAGTGCATTGAAAGCATCGCGTGATGCTGCAAAGAGAGGAGAGGGTATTGTAGGTATGAGTCATGCTGTAAGGGATACTCTGCAAAATGTAGGTAAACCCACCGTTCCACGTATGGCAGGTGAAGTCAAATCCCCCTCTGAAGGAGAAGAGTACCGTTCGGTAGGAGATTTCAGAAATTTTCGCTGAGACTTAAATAACCAGGTTGATAAAGCATTGCTATAATTTTTTTAATGGAATGAAAATTTCCATATTTGGAGGATTTTTTCCTCAAGTATCAGCGCCTAAAATTTAGCTGAGAAACTATTATGTTCATCGATAACGACTTTCCGAAGCTGTTGGGTGCGGAACTATACCGCCCCCATCCAGCTTATGTCGTGGAGATGGCTTGCGAGCCCGTTGTAGTCCACGACTTCACCAAGCAGCCTGGTCAAACCGTGCAGCTGGATCGTTACCGCTTTTTCGGTAACCCAGGCACTAAGACCAGCCGCGAGCGTACCCAAGACCAAACGATCGGTACTGCCAATAGCCGTTCCATCGTTAAAGACAAGGTGCTTGTGTCTCTGCGCGAGTACACCGGCCCTGCGGATCCGAATAACACCAATCTTCCGAGCACCTTTAAGATTGCTCGTGAGACCCTGATGACCGCTCAGCGTCTTCTGCTGGACACCGGGAACCTTAACATGTTCCACCAGTCCATCGGTTCACTGACCCTGCTTGACGACTATCGTCGTTGGCGCGATCGTGTGTTCCTGGACGAGCTGTTCAAGGCTGAGTCTCGTGGCCAGTCCGGCGACACCCAAGGCGGCTATTACTATCCAAACGACCACACCAAAACTGCGGTCACTGTTGGTGCCTATACCGCAACCGAATACGCCTCTGAGCGTTTCAAATTCAACGTTAAGACAGACCTTCTAAACGTTGTTAAGAGCCTGCGTAAGCGCAACGTCCCTGTGTTCCAAGACGGTTACTACCGTTGTATCGCTGATCCTTCGTTCATGAAGGACCTGCGTGCTGACCAGGGCTTCCGTGAAGTGGCTCGTTATCCTGGCATGGGTGCCCCCAATCCTCTGATGGGTATGTCTGCTCCTAACGCTGCTCTATACCAGGGCGGTCAGTATGGTCAGGCACAATTCGTGGCTGGAGAGCCCGTCATGCCTTCCGGCTTCGTGTTTGAGGGTGTGCGGTTCTTCGAGACCACCAACATGCCAAGCAAAACTGCAACTGTTGACATCGGTGATGGCTCTGGCGCTGTTGCAGGTCGTTCGACGCCTCCTGGATTGTTCTTCGGTCCTCAGGCAGTTGGTGTTGGTATCGGTGGCCCGAATGCTCAGGTCCTGATCAACAACAATGACGACTTCAGCCGC